TCCCTTGCCATCAATAGTTTATGACGTTCTTCCCGAGGTGGTGCAAAATAGACATCATGTTCGAAAGATCCAGGTACTGGTATAACCTGTCGCTCCATCAACTCCTTATCGACATCTATCATTAGACCCTCCAGAAAGAAATCATCTTCTAGAGAGCATGGACAGTCATCAATTGAAAAGTTTGTATGAAACCATTCTTCCAATTCGAGTTGCCTAGCAATTGGAACTCCATAACGTCGTTCAAACATTTCATAGGTGTCCATAGCAGGGTATTCTGTTAAACCTCCCTGAATGCGGCCACTCCACAAATGTCTGTTATCTGATCTTGCACGTATACCGGCTTCTTCACCACTGTCAGCGATTGCCCTAAGTATGGCTCCCACTACAGGAATGTGTCCCATGCTTGGTAGCAGAGACTTGCAGTTTCCTAGCAACAATCCTTTATAGAATTTTGGATCGTTCTTCTTGTGGTTGAATCCCAGCTTTGCTAGCTGTCTAAAAGGAAGATTACCATATTTCCAGACCCCGTCTATCGGCCAAAACAACCCACTGCAGAAAGATACATCTTCCAGGTTGTCTCGCATAATGGCTTCGAGCTTGAACCCCAGCCTACGATAGATTTCCACAATTTCCTCAATATCAACATCCTTGTCATAGAATGTGACATTGTCGTCCCCGTTTGCCATTACGGCAACCTCATCGACATCAACAAAAGGATTGACATCAAGAGCATACCCAGTCAACAAAACGTTGAGAAGAGTATTAAGTGAAGAGGTCCACAAATCTCCAGACCTCCGGCCATGCTTGGCCTTGTAAGTTATCGCCCTATCTGACGACCTCCCCCAGACGTTAGTCCAGTTATCGGACAACCACTCAAATTCATCAGGTAGCTCGCTTACAAAGTTTTCAATATACCAGAGTTCAATCTCCAGCAAAACTTCATCTAACGATCCATCCCAATTTGAGGCATCAGCTTCCATGCACTTAGCAAACTTATCAAAGTATTCACTGGCTTTAGCTCCAACCTTCGCAGGTGTCGCACCAATAGGATACAATATGTTGCTCTCTTCGAATCGAGCATTAAGTTTCTTCGCAAATGAATGAAAGAAC